GTCCTCCCCCGCACATGTGTAAATACGGGCCTGGAGATAGGAGGTATCGACAGTCGCAGCTGTCTCTGATGAAATCACGACATTCATCAAGTCGCGATCGTCACCGGCAGCGGTGTCTATTTGCGCGCGGGGGTTGAACGCGCGGTACGCGGATACGAAAGGGAGCTCAACGTCAAACGGAGCAACTACGTCGTGTGTGCCCGCAACCTGGAGGCCCTCGTCACCACGGACCACGCTAAGCATGGACCTAGCAGTGGTGCTCTCGCTTTCGAACCCAGCAGCCGTGCTACCCTTAACGCTAGAACGCCTGCGGTTTGTGCCAGCAAAGTCTGCCACGGTGCCATAGTAACGCGACACATAGCCAGACAGAGACCCAGTCGCATTAACGTTGCGCGTAGTCAACAGAACTTTCCACCTAACAGAACCCCTTGCCAGCGCAAAGGCCTGCGAGAGGTAAGATCTGAACGACCAGGTGGTATAGTTGATCGGCAACTGCGACATAGTGACATCCAGGCCATCCGCGGCAAGCGCGACGTATCCCGGCGGGGGGAAATACATAGGAAGGAGCACCTCCAGCAGCCGCCCAGTGCCGTTGGCTGACTGAGAACGCGCCTGGCACGCGTACTCCTGCCCATACCGCTTCCACAGTTGGCGGAACGACGCCACAGCATCGCCGCACGACACGTCGTACGACAGCGGAGAATACGGCACGGCTTCCATGTCCGACACAGCAGGTGTGTTAAAAGCGGAACCGCCACGCGGAATACGTGGCCCATAACCAACCATGTCCTCAGCAAACACATCCAACACAACGTTCACATCGGAACCGTCTGTCGGCGACACGAGGGGGTTCAGGACTTCGCAGATAATCTGTCCGTTACACACGGACGAGTTAACCGCACTCGCCCTGACCGACATCGTGCCGGAGTTTGTGAATGTGTTCGTCAAAAACACGTGCTCCGTACGAGCGGCATCGCGAACATTCTGCCACGGGACGCGAATCTCAACCACTGAGTCCTCAGCTAAGTTAAGGACGGTAGAGTTATTGAGATTGAGCTCCGGAGAAGCAATGGACGAAGTGCTGGGGTCAAACCACACGCGCAACCGCCCCTTGTGATAGGGGGAGGCCACAACAGTGAACCTGTACACCATAG